GTCTATAAAAGATCGCACCATTTTCCATAATAGCATGGAATAAAATGCTACGACCTGTAAGAGCACTAATACCAAAGACAATGCAGTCTTCAACTTCTCCGTGATGTTTTTTGAGATCATATAAATACTCTCTTCTTATTTGTGCATAAGTTGGTGGTATGTTTGCGTTTAAATAAGCCATATATCATTTAATGTTACCCCAGTTTGCGCCTGACTCGTAGTCTACTTTGTTTGGCACTTCAAGAGCAACAGCCCCTTCCATAATTTGTTTTATCTTATCAGCATGATCTGCAGATTCAATAGATATATCAAGTTCATCATGCACTTGTATATGTGGTGTGATGCCTTCTTTGTATAAATCTACCATAGCTTTCTTTGTCATATCTGCTGCAGATCCTTGTATTAATCTGTTTAAAGCTTTGTATGTGAACGCTCTTCTAATCCCTGGTCCGTGTTCCGCGAGTGCGTCTTCGTGATTCAAAGCCTTGTGTATCCCAAACTGATTAGGCTCCCACAAATTAAATCTACACCTACGACCTAGTAAAGTTCTAACACGACCTTTGTCCTGTGCTCTACGCATAACACTTTCCATTAACATTTTTACAAATGGCACTTTGTCATGATACGTTCTAAATAAATCTTCAGCATCTTCTTTTGATACGCCTAACTCTGCTTGTAATTTATTTTTACCCATACCATAAAACAAACCAAGATTTATAGTTTTAGCTTGTGATCTTGGTATGTTAGCCATGTCAGATACGATTTGGTGAAAGTCTGCTTCACCTTCATTGTATGCATTTAATACTTCGTCCACACCATAGAGTTTATCAAGACTAGCATAGTGTGTAACTAGACGTGGTTCTTGTTGTGAATAATCAAAACAACCCCACTGACAATTATCTTCTGGTATAAATAAACTTCTGATTCGTGGTCCGAGTTCCTTGTTCCGTGCTGGTATCTGCTGTAAGTTTGGATTGTTATAACTAAATCTACCAGTCACGGTTCCACCTTGATCTGATCTTATTTGATTGATCTCTGCATGTATTCTACCTTTATGTTGATGCTTTAGTATGGTATCAATAAACGTAGTATGAGATTTATTTATTTCTCTAGCACGAGCTATCAACTTCACCATTGGGTGTGGGTGATTCTGCAGAAAGTTTTTAGTAAATGATGGAGAATGTGTTTTGGCAGTTAGGTCGTATGGTAGGTTTAGTTTTTGAAAAACTTTCTCTATTGAACGTGCAGCCCATATTTGAACATCTATTGATGTTTCTCTTTTTACTTTGTGTAGGCATTCTTTTTCTTCTGTTAGTAATTGTTGCTTCAATTCATATGCTGCTTCAGTATCTACACGTACACCTAAAAAACGCATATCGACTAGGCAAGGAAAGAGTTCAGTCTCTAATTTAAATATATCCTCTACATCTTCGTGATACATTTGTTTTTTCATCTCTTGCCAAAGTTTAAGAGTTAGCTCTGCATCTTGTTCTGCATACTCACCCACATACATTGCAGGTAATTTGTACATTTCTGATTTAGCATCTACACCCCAAAGATCTGCAGTTTCTTTTAATACAGCCTCATTTTTGCCTATTCCTAGATAATCACGACCCATAGAGCCTAAATCATAACGAAAGCGATTCTCGTCCACGAGAGAGCCAGCAATCATAGTATCTACAATCTCTCCAGATATGTTTAATCCTGTAGCTTTAATAAAACATACGTCATACATGGCGTTGTGAAATATCTTTGTGGCCTCTGTGTTTAACACATCTTGAAACCATTTTAGGACCATGCTTTTATCCATATTACCACCACCTTCATGAGCGATAGGATAATAACCTTTCCAATTATGCACAGCCACAGCTATACCAACAATATTACCTTTACCAGTAACAGAGCCAGAGCCCATAGTTTTTAATTCTGGGTCTTTTGTCTCCAAGTCTATCGCGATCTCATCATACTTTGATAGATCAGGAAAAGACTCTGGTGGTAACCATTCTGTTTGTGGTTTAAATATTGGCTTCATGAATAATCCCTTTCTAAAATCATTTCTAAATAATGAATTGCTTTTCTAATATCTTCTTCCTTTCCTTTTACAGAGTGCCTGCAAATATACTTTATAGCATTCCCCTCAGCAAACAAGAGTTTATTTTCATTAATAAAATGTGCTGGTTGAATTTTCATGGTGCGATAGTGTTTGCCACCAACCTGTTCCTCTAGTGATTTGTATGTTGTGCCTTTAAATAAATCTTTAGATGTCATATGCTTTTTTCCTTTGTGGTTCGATTATAAATAAATTGTTTTCTGTTCTTGTGCATGCAACGTAAAATAATCTGTGTGTATCATCTGAATTTTTTTGATAATCAATAAACGCTGCATTCGACAAATCTGTTGTTACGACTACATTTTCTCTTTCATTACCCTTTACTCCATGTATTGTAGAAACACTTATTCTTGGGTCTCTAGTTAAATCCTCTCCTGATTCAATTAGTTTTGTTATCTTTCTTATGTCTTCATCTCCTAATTCATCTAATGCCTCTTGCCAGTCTGCCTCTGTTTGCAAACCATACTTCTGTTTTAAATCATCGATATCATAGAACTGGTCTTTGACCATAGCTTTAAATAATTTTTTGTCCCAGTTTTTATTCATTTTGTTAAATATTTTTTTACAATCATTAAAATGCATAGGCACACCTGTTTTTAATTCATCCCATTTTTGTATGATTTCGTATATATTTTTTACTCTAGGTGTTGCTTTTCGTCTTTGCCAATACAAACCTTTTTCATCTAACACATCACCTATATCACTTAACATATAGTTTGCTGTGGCTAACACCAACCATTTACCTGTTGTAAAATTCACTTCATGTAAACTTTGACAACGTTTTACAGATCCTTCTTTTTCTTTTGGATAATATTTTTTGTCTACTCTATTTTTTACTTTGTTTATAATTTTGTTTGCAAGTTCAAAAGGTTTTTGTGGCACCCTATGTGATTGCTCTAATATCTTTCTTGTGCCTTCTAAATTTATAAATGTATTTACATGTGCACCATTCCATTTATAAATACCCTGGTCATCATCACCAGCAATAAAAGAATCTGTTGCTGACTCTTCTATTCGTCTTACTAACTTCCATTGTATCAAACTTAAATCTTGTGCTTCATCTACAAACATAACTCTTAGTTTTGGTGTATCGCCACCACTTAAAAATTTTTCTATCATGTCAGGAAAGTCAACTAGACCATGTTCTATTTTATATCTTTGCAATTCTTCTGATATAATTTTTAATTTATTTAACGATACTTTTGGGTTGTCTGTAAGATGATAATATTTTACAGGATCTATTTCTTTTGATCGTGCTATATTTATTAGTTGTATATATGGATTCTTTGAATAAAAAACACCATCATGGTCTTCATCCTGTTGTGTTCCTTCTATTTCTATTCCCATCTTTTCTCCTAATTCTTTGTAATGTTTTTCTTTCATTACTTGGTTTCTACTTAAACCAAGTTGATTAAAACAAAACGAATGTAGAGTTTGAAAGTATGGCAGATCATCTGATAGAGATAATTTAAATTTAAGTGCAGCTCTTTCTTTACCCTCTATCGCGGCGTTTTTACTAAATGTAAAGTATCCAATCTTATCAGGCTCTGTTGTTTCTAAAAATTTTTCTATATGTTGTAACAAAGTGTGTGTTTTACCTGTTCCTGGTGGTCCGTATATTATTGTTCTCATCTTTCGCTCGCCGTTTTTAATCTATGACATTCTTTACAAAGTAGTTGAAACTTTGCGTGTTGTTTATGATACTCCCTCCATATTTTTCTGTGATCTTCTCTTAGTCTCCAATATAAGCCTTGTATCTCTTTGTTCATGCTTTTTTTAAATTCTTCTTTGTCATGAATATTAAAAAAAGAATTTACTATGGTTTTATACGGAATAACATGGTCTACGTCTAAACCAGCTTCTCTTGGACAAGAACAATCAAAACACTCTTGAATGTGTTGATTATTTTTTCTATATTCTTCTGATTGATATTTTATTTCATATCTCATTGCGGAGTGTAATCTTTCATCGTCTGTTTGAGTGCCTTTTCCAAAACAAGATAAATATGATTTAGCTGTAACTGACTCAATAGAGTCATCTTCTAATTTAAAACCAAGACAATAACCATTATAGTCATCTTTAATTAAAACAAAATTTTTAATATTTTTACCTTTAGTTTTTCTTCCATACCAATCACCATCGATTAAATAATTTTTAAATAAATTACTAACATTTGAATTTTTTAGCGGAGTTTCTTCTGTTAGTTGTATTATAGGTTCTACACAATTTAAACCAGTATCTACCGTTTCTCTTACTAAACTTCTAAAAAATTTATACGCTTTAGATTTATTTTTAAAATCTTTGCCACATATATTTATATATTTCATTAGTAGTTATCTTTCTTAAATGGTTTTGGTGTGTATGTTTCTGGTTTCTTATCAAACCTAGCCACAACAAACACAGATAGCTTATGTTTACCCACACGTTTAGTTGTGCAGTTTAAATTATCTTTTAACATTTGTGATGTTCTTTGATATGGCACCTTCCAATGTTTTCTTGATAAATAATTATGAAAGAAGTTATCAAATACAAAATGATGATGACCTTCTTTTGTATACGTTCCACCATTTTTTAAATCTTCATAATCGTCTTTTTGTATTCTGTTTACACAATAGTCTTCAAGATAGTTTCGCAATATGTCTTTTGTGCCTGTGCCCTCTGCTGGTTCTGTTATCTCTGCGTTTTTTAATAGTATGTTTGTAAGTTTTTTCCAGTCGTTTGTTTTTAACGTAGGTGGATTAAATCTTAATTGTTTTACACATTCTTCTTGAAATAAACTTTGATTTGTTAAATGTTTTGCAGAGTCAAGATATAATCTATCACCATCTACATTCATGTAATAATATGGCTCCTCCAAATTTACGACTTGTAAATCTGTAAGATTAGGAAAAGTTATTTCTTGACCTATACCAAATTTTCTACTCTTGCATAATTTTTTATCACACAAACTACACATAGGTTGATCATTACATTTATAACCCCAGTCTTTCTTTTCATGTTGCTTTGTTATAATATTTACTTCTACATCTGACAATGGTTTTGCCATTGCTGATTCGTTAAATAATATTAATTTTGTTTTCCAATTTTCCGGCCATTTAGATTTTGCATACACACCATAATGAAACAACGCATTGTTTCTACCACCCTCTGTAACTTTGTTTTGCATCATAAGTTCTATACATGGTGGTCCATCAGAATATGGTGTCTCTGGTCTTTTAACTTCTATTGTGCTGATGTCTTCTTGTTTATATCTTTCTACTAATTCAAAAAAACTTTCTAGTGTAGCAGCTTCGCCATTCTCGAGAAAGGCATATCTTGTTGTATTACTACAATTAAAGTATGGTAAATTTAAAAAATTTCCTGTATCATCTTTGGATTTTAATTCTCTTTGTTTTGGAAAAACTTCTGATCCACCATAACCTAAAACAGATCTAATCTCATTTAATTTATCTTGCATCAAACTCGCTGATACATAATCTTTTGTAAATAAAAATACGTGTGCACCACCAGATTTTGACCTACAAACTATTAGTGGTAACTTAAATTGTTTAATTTTGTTTATAAGTTTTTGATGATCAAACCCTGCATAGGAGTCAATATCTATACAACCCCATTTACATTTGTTGTCATCATTGATTGGTATTACACCTAAACTATCAGTGCCATCTAAATGTTTTTGCCATAAATCATTTGTTATGACTTCTCTTTTTACAAAAGATTTACCTTTTACTTTTGTGCCATTACCATTTGATTCACCTACAATAGTGACACCATGCGCACGGTCTAATCCTTGAAATATGTTTTTAAACTTCTCAATCATATTTTATAAGTGGGCGTTTCCACTCTCGCATCG